ATCGTGCGTCTGGCCTCGTTCTCTGCCACGTCGATCCCGACATGGCAATCGTTCAGTCCCTCGGCCAGCTGCAACGCAGCACCTACACGCAGCCACCAGTGATGCTGCAGTCGAGCACGAGCACGCCACTCGGCTCGTTGGGATATGGCCAGCTGTATCGGCAAGTGCCTGAGGTGCGTGTGTGCGTCGAGTTCATTGCTCGCAACATCGCGCAACTCGGCTTGCACATGTTTGAACTGTGGCCAGACGGGAATGGCTACTATGATCGTAAGCGTACACGTACGCATCCGGCGATCCAGCTGCTGCAGTCACCGAATCCAGACTGGACCAGGTATCGGCTGATCGAATCCACCGTGCTCGATCTGTGCATCTATCACCACGCATTCTGGATCAAGTTGCGCAAGGCTGGTGGCGCGATCACGCAGCTGCAGCCAGTGCCACCAGATCGCATGCAAGTGGCTGGCGATCTCACGCCAGAGATGTATCGGTATACGTCGAGCAGTGGTGGCCAGTGGATCGATCTGCCACCGACCGAGGTGATCCACTTTCGGTACAGCGATCCTCTCGATCCCCTGCGTGGCACCTCGGCACTCGAAAGTCTAAAGTGGGTGATCGCGGAGTCACGCGCATCGTCGGCTGCACGGATTCAATTCTGGCGTAATGGCGCGAAACTCGGTGGCGTGATCGAGCGACCACGCGAGGCTGGCAAGTGGTCGCCACAGGCACGTGATCGTTTTCGCGAGCAATTCACATCCAAGTTCAGTGGACCAGACAACGCAGGCTCGATCCCTGTGCTCGACGAAGGGATGCAGTTCAAGCCTGTGGTGGCCACGATGGTGGATTCCGAGGCCACGAGTCTGTGGAAACTTACGCGTGAGGAAGTCGCACGCGCCTATCACATCCCGTTGCCGATGGTCGGCATTCTCGATCACGCCACGTTCAGCAACGTGAAAGAGCAGCACCGACATCTCTATCAGGATTGTCTCGGTCCTTGGTTGTCCATGCTGACCGATGAACTCGAGTTGCGCTTGCTGCGTGAGTACGACGAGCCAGAGCGTTTCTATCTGGAGTTCAACTTACTGGACAAGTTGGCTGGCTCTTTCGAGGAACAAGCCGAGGCTTACCAATCGGCATGTGGTCGTGCCTGGATGACGGCAGACGAAGTGCGATCACGACAGAACCTGCCGCACCTCGGTGGCGATGCTGCACGCATCGTGATGCCTCTGAACATGACGGTGACACCAAACCTCGTGCAGAGCGATGAGGCCATGCAATGACACCAGTGCTATTCGACGAATCAGGACTGGCTGCAGTCATGCCATCTCGTTTCCTCGGCCTCTGGTCGCAGTGGCAGCGAGCAGCACGAGCAGCACGCGATCTCGCGTTGCCTGAGTTGCACACCGAGGCTGCTGTGCCTCGTGAACGTGTACAGGCTCAGGCACTCGACACCGTGGCTGTGATTCCTGTGCACGGTGTAATCAGCAAGCGTGCATCGATGTGGTCCGAAATCCTCGGTGGCACCTCGCTCGATCTCTTGTCGTTGCAGCTGGCACAGGCACGAGACGACACGAGCACGCGATCCATTGTGCTGCACGTCGATTCGCCGGGAGGTGGTGTGTACGGCATCGACGAAATGGCGAATCAGATCGCCGAGTTGAACAAGCACAAGCCAGTGATCGCATTTGTCGATGGCCTCGGTGCGTCGGCTGCGTACTGGCTGATCGCTGGTGCCTCGCACATCGTCGCGACACCGAGTGCCGAACTCGGATCGATTGGTGTGTATGCCGTGCATTTCGACACCTCGCGAGCACTCGATCAGGAAGGCGTGACACCGACGCTGATCAAGGCTGGCGAGTTCAAGGCGGAAGCGAATCCTTACCAGCCTCTGAGCGACGAGGATCGCGAGGCCATGCAGCAACGCATTGATGCGCACTACACGCGATTCGTATCTCGGATCGCGAAGGGACGTGGTGTCAGTGCTGGCAAGGTGCGTGAGTCGTTCGGCCGAGGCCGAGTGCTCGACGCCACGCAGGCCGAGGCCTGTGGCATGGCGACCGAGATCGGTGGTTGGCCAGACGTGCTGCGCATCGCAACGACAGAGGCACGCACACGAGCGCACACCACGCAGCAGCAGCCTCGGCCTCGTGTGGCCTCGGCTGAATCGCTGCGCCTGCAGCTGGCGATGGCCGAGGCTGCGATCTGACGCAGCACAGACGACAGGGAGAAACGACGATGCAGATGCTACCGATTCGACACACGCTGTCGTCGGAACGTGATGAGGCCTTGAACAAGGCACGCACGTTCATGGCTGCAGCCGAGACAGAGAACCGAGAACTTACCGATGCCGAGCGTGCCGAGGTGCAGTCGCACCTGGACGCAGCGAAAGCAATCAAGGCTCGGATCGACGCACTGACTGGCGACGATGAGATGCGAGCGCAGTTGTCGGCCTTTCAGGATCAGCAGGCACAGACACAGCGTGCTGTGATTGATCGTGGTGCAGCTGGTTTCCAGACACAGCGTGCACTGTCGCTCGGTCAGCAGCTGGTGATGTCGGCTGTGTATCGCGATGGCATTCGTGGCAAGGCTCGGCCTCGTGGCTGGTCCAGTGGCACCATCGATCTTGAGGTGCCGATGCAGGCCACCACACTCGACAGCAGTGCTGGCAGTGGTGGTCCGTTGCTCGTGCCACAGAATCTCGGCCTGCAGCCAGTGCGGATGCAGCGTCTGGTGATTGCCGATCTGATCGCGAGTGGCACCACCGACAGCAACGCTGTGATCTACATGGAGGAACAGGGCAGCGTGAACGGTGCGGCTGCTGTGGCCGAGGGTGCAGTCAAGCCCGAATCAACGCTGATCTTCGTGCAGAAAACCGATCTCGTAAAAAAGATCGCCACGTGGTTGCCAGTCACGGATGAAATGCTCGACGACGTGCCACAGCTGCGCAGTTACATCGATGGCCGTCTCGTGGTGTTCGTGCAGCAGGAAGAAGAAGATCAGATCCTCAACGGTGATGGCATCGGTCCCAACATCACCGGCATTCGTAACCGTGTCGGCCTCGCACCGGATGTCGTGCGCACCGATCCCGAAAACAACATGGATGCGATCCTGCGTCAGGCCAGTGCCATTGCTGGTGCGTCGTACATGTTCCCTGACGCAGTGGTGATGAATCCTGCCGACTGGCAGACGATCATGCTCACCAAGGCGACCAATGGCGAGTATCTCGCTGGTGGTCCGTTCTCGTCACCACTGCAGCAGCGTCTGTGGGGATTGAATGTCGTCGTGACTCCGGCGATGCCTGCAGCCACTGCGCTCGTTGGTGCGTTCCAACTTGGTGCGCAGATCTTCCGCAAGGGAGGCATCGCCGTCGAGGCTGCGAACACGCACGCGGATTACTTCATCCGCAACATGACAGCGATCCGTGCCGAGGAACGTTTCGCACTTGCCGTGTACACGCCTGGTGCGTTCGGTGAAGTGACCAGCCTCGGTGTGCCAGTTGTTGTCGGTCCCTGATCTGTAACTCGGTGATGACCAATGGCCGAACGTCCATCGAACATCGCTGCTGAGGCTGTGTGGCCGACACGTGCGCAATCACGCCAACGTGAGCACGTGGTGGCTGGCACTGGTGGTGTGACGATCCTCAAGTCTGAGGTGCCGATTCCACCAGAGCCAGAGCCAGAGCCAGAGGAACACATCGAACGCCGTGTGTATCCACCGACACCAGACACGCGTGATCAGCGACCGAGCACGCGTGCTGGTGGTGCCGATGCACTCGGTCGCAACAAAGGTGGCAAACGGTGATCCAGACTCGTCGGCTGGCCACAGCAGCTGGTGCTGTCGAACCTGTGACAGCCGACGAACTGATGGTGTGGGCACGCATCACCGACGAGGCCGAGCGTGCGACGTGTGAACGACTGATCACCGTGGCACGCACCGAGATCGAAATGTACACAGGCCACGTGCTCGTGGCTGGCACGTTCGCGATCACCACGCAGGCCGACTATCGGATCGAGTTGCCGATCACGCCTGTGGTCGCGATCACCGAGGTGCAGTCGATTGATTCGCTCGGTGTGTTCGTCGTCGTCGATCCGTTGTCCTATGCGTACGTGCTGACAGTTACGCCAGCGTTGCTGCGTGTGACTGCTGATGCGTACTACACGAGTGCGTACGAGGTGACAGTCGAGGCCGGATATGCGGCCGACCAGGTGCCAGCCGATCTTAAGCAAGCCGTGCTCGATGTTGCGTTGCTGCACTACCAGCACCGAGACGATCCCGAACTCGTCGAGCGTGTGCGAGGTTTCCTCACCACGCTGCATCACCAGTTCGGGATCGTGCAGATCTGATGGCCACGCTTACTGATGTTCGTCGTCGCACGCTGCGTCGGATCGAGGTAGCAGGCCGACTCGTCGAGCGTGTGTCTCTCGCGAGTCTGCAACTCGTGGACGATGGCCATGGTGGATTCACTGAGGCATGGACACCACTGACACCAGCGGATGTCTTTGCGCAGATCGATTCGTTGCAAGGTGTCGAACGTTTGCAGGCACAGGCCATCGAGGTGTCGCTGGCGTTCATGGTGACGCTGCGATGGCATGACGGGATCACTGCTGGCACACGGATCACATGGCCAGCACGAGGCCTCGTGCTTGAGGTGAATGGGCCACCAGTCGAGATCGTGCGACGACAGTTGCTGCAGTGCTACTGCTCATCGCGAGTGAGTGAGGCTGCGTGATGCGCACCAGTGGTGTCGGCAGCATCGTGAGTGCCGTTGTCGATCACTTGCAGGCCGACGCTGGTGTGACTGCGCTCGTGCCTGCCGCACGCATCGGCAACGAGATCGCCACTGGTACGACGAGGCCTTACATCGTCGTCGAGGTGGAAACCGAAACCGACGATGACACGTTCTCACTCGGTGGTGTCGATGCCGTGCTGTCAGTCACACCAGTCAGTGATTACCGAGGCTCGTACGAGATCGGCCAGATCGCCAGTGCTGTTCGCGAGTCGATGGATGGTCGGTTGCTGACAGTCGCTGGATTCGTCGGTGCGCCTGCTGATGTCACATACGAGCAGGCACTAGGTGAGATACGCGAGGACGTGTCTGGTGTAACCGTGCGCAGGCGTCCCCTGTGGTTTCGCGTGCGTGCACTGTAACAACGAGGGAGAACGCAGATGGCTACTGGCAAAGGTGCACATTTCGAGATCACGATCCCGCCTGGACCGACAGCGACTGTCGTCGATCCGTTCCTGCGTGCTATCGCTGCGAGCAACGAGGCCGAGGAAGTGGACGCGACAGTCGTCACATCGCAGAAGCGTGAGTTCGAGCCTACGTATGAACGGGATCGACTGACGCTGCGATTGAAAGCGACCACCGAGGCACTGACGTTTGCACGCAGTGCGAAAGGTGTCATCGATGCGCCATTCGTGTATCAGCCGTTTGGCGATACGGTCGGAGGTCCAGAGATCACCGGCACGTGCAACGTGCTACGTGCGCAGTCGATCCCGAACGCCGAACCGGGAACGCTCAGTGAGTTGGAGGTGGAATTGAACATCAATACCGAGACGCATGGCGTGATCGCTGTCGCTGCTGCACGTCGCTGATCACGTGCCTCGTCGTTCACGCTCGACACGCGATTAACTGAGGGAGGCAACGCGTGGATAAGCGATTCGTGTTTGCACAGAAAGAGCGTGCGTTGCGATACGACATCGCAGCCATGCTCGCACTTGAGGATGCCAGTGGTGGCAAGCCGACTGGTGCCATTGTCGCCAGCCTGCAGCAGTGGTCGTTTACATCGCTGGTGCTGCTGCTGTGGGCTGGCTTTCGTTGGGAAGATAAGAACCTCACACAGGCCACGGTGCGTAAGGCACTCGATGCGTACGTGCTGGAACACGGCAGCAACGTGCGTCAGTTACGCAAGGACATCACCGATGCCATCGAGGCCTCGGCCTGGTACAAGCAAATCGACACAGCACCAGACGACGACGAGGAAGGTGTAGCGATCCCTTAGACGTGCCGACTGCACCGAGCACGGGACCACTGCACGCGTGGTATGAACGCGTGCAGCCGTTTGCTTACGGTGTGCTCGGCCTGCGTCCATGGGAACTGCCACGGTACACACCACGCGAGTTCGGATACCTCGTCGAGGGATGGCGACAACTCGACGAGGCCGAACGCCATCGCATTGCTGAACTCGCCTGCTGGTTGCTGTCGCCATGGGTCACACGAGGCCGCACGTTGACACCACGACAGCTGCTCGGCCTCGACAGACGTGAGGACATCTAGCGATGGGCAATACGGCACGCTTACGCTTTACTGGCCTCGACAAGATGCAGCATCTGCTGCACGCGTACGGACAGGATGTTGTGCGTGCAGCGTATGAGGATGTGTCCGAAACCACACGACGCACAGCCGAACGCACGGCAGCTGCTGCACCAGTGGAGTCTGGCGATCTCGTGAAATCGATCACAGCCATCGTGCGTACTGATGGCTACGTGATTCGTGGTCGTGTGCGTGTCGGTGTGGACTACGCAGCACACCTCGAGTTCGGCACAGAAAAGACACCGAAACATCCGCACCTCGTGCCAGCTGCTGTCGATGAACGTAAGCAGCTGCAAGCACGATTGATCGACAGCGTGATCGAGCACACACCAGCCGAACTCGGCAAGCCACGCATCGTCGGTCGCGATGCTGGCCTGCCTGGTATCCACATCGAGTAAGCAGCGAGGCACACGAATATGGCTGGCACAGCTGCGACATTCGATGCGAACTTTTCCAAGTTCATCGGCGAACTCGACAAGGTCGAGGTAAAGCTACGTGCGTTTGAGGTAGACGCAGGCAAAGCCTCATCGGCATCGAATCGACTCGCCGACTCGCTGAACGGCAACAAGATCGCCGAGCAAGCACAGATCGCCGTACGTGCGATCAACGCCATCGATGGTGGTGTGCAAGCACTCACGCGTGGCGAACTCAGGCGCATGGGTGCCGTGATCGACGAGGCCACGGAAAAGTTCGCGAAGATGGGTAGGCAAGTGCCTGCCGATATGGCTGCAGTAAAAGCCAGCCTCGACGCAGCACGAGCCAGCACCGAGCAGTCTGCAGCACCAGCAGGCAAGTTGATGGACATGTTCAGCAGTGGCCTCGGCCTCGGTGCTGGCATGACCGTGATCGGCCTTGCCGAAAAGGCACTCGGTGCGATCACCAATCAGCTGTCGCTGATGTGGACCGAGGGACAGAAACTCTCGCAGATGGGGACAGCGTTTCAATCGCTGCAAGGTGGTGCCGGACCAGCGTCCACAGCGATCAGTAATCTGCGTGAGGCTACACGTGGCCTCGTGAGTGATGTCGATCTCATGCAGGCGAGTAACAAGGCCTCGCTGCTCGGCCTCGACAAGATGGGGATCGAGTTCGACGAGATGGCCAGCATTGCCGTGAAACTCGGTAAGGCCATGGGATCGGACGCAGCAAAGAGTGTCGATGATCTTACGACGGCCTTGTCTCGCCAGTCGCCAATGATCCTAGATAACCTAGGATTGTCTGTTAAGTTAGAGGATGCTTACCAGAAATATGCCGACAAGATCGGCGTGGCTGCATCGGCTCTGGACGACGAGCAAAAGAAACTCGCCTTTGGTGAGGCTGCGATGTCGGCTGCAGCCGAGAAAGCAGCCACGCTCGGTGAGGCCAATCTCACACTCGGTGAACAGATCAGCAGGCTCGGTAACGTACTGACGAACACGCGTGCCGAACTCGGTGCAGCTGCGAACGAGTCGAGCCTTGCTGCTGATGCGCTCGGTGGTTACACCGATGTCGTGTCCGAGACAATCGACAATCTGTCAGAGGCATGGGATCACTTCACCAACATCAACGAGGTGATGTCCGAGCAGATCGGCCTGAGCGTTGATCTCGGTAACAAGTACAAAGACGATCTGACCGATGGCCTGATGTTGTTCCTCGTGCCTGCACTCGGTGCAGCGAACATCGCAGGCAAAGCGTTGAATGCCACGCTCGAATACATGGATGCGCTGACGCAGCGCAATGCTGGCAAGTTGGACGTGGCCAATCTGCCAGCTGTCAACGAGGGACCAGCGATCTCGTTCAGTCGCAAACCAGGCGACATCGGCTTGTCGCCTGAGGCTGATCGTGCTGCACACGCCATCGCGCAAAAGGAACTCGATGCCTACGTAAAGGAACGGCGAGCCAAGTATCAAAAGGAGCAAGAGGATCGGTTGCGTGCGCTGGAGAACGGTGGCGAGAAAGCCGCAAAGGCTGTCGCCAAGCAACACAAGGAACGAGAGAAACTCGAAAAGGATCATCAGGATCGGCTGGCGAAACTGAGTGGTGGTGATCAGGTCGCGAAAGCGATCCAAGCCTCGCTCGACATCAAAGAGTTGAAAGGGAAACTCGGCGATGACGCAGCTGCAAAGATCTTTGGTGAACTGCTCGACGCAAAGGACATCGCGAAAGCGATCAAGCCTGAGGCTGTGGCCGGGATCGAGGAAGCGTTGCGCACGCTTTCGACCAATCCCGGTGTGGTGCGTGCTGCACGCGAGCAAGGCGCGAAAGTCATCCAGCAATTCCAGATCGGCATGGCTGGTGCCAAGGCCAGCGATATCCGTGGTATCGGTGGCGCGATTGCGATCAACTCGTACCAGGTAGCTGGCATCACTGGCGTGCTCGGCCAGACAACGCAAGGGATCGAGCAGCTGTCGTCCAAGTTCAACGACATCGGCATCCCGATGTCGGTGGTAAATGATCGCTTTAACACGTTCATCGAATCGACTGGTAAGTGGAATGCTCAACTCGATAGTGCCGTCGAGGCGTTCAGCCAGCTGGCGCAGATCACGCAAGGGATGGGCACTGGCCTCGACAAGATCTCTGGTGGTGTCGGTGCTGTGTTCGGCAGTGCAAAGGCTGGCCAGCAATTCGCCACCAGCCTCGGTGGCCTGTTTGGCAGTGCGAACTTTGCAAAGACGAAAACAGGTGCTGCTGCTGGTGGTGCGATGGCTGGTTTCTCTGGTGGTGCCAGTCTCGCTGCACTGACTGGCACGACGAGTGCTGGCAAAGGTGCGCTCGCTGGTGCTGCTGGTGGTGCTGCGTCTGGTGCCATGGCTGGTGCTGTGGCTGGTCCGATGGGCATGGCCATTGGTGCTGGTGTCGGTGCCATTGCTGGTGCCATCGGTGGTTACTTCACGGCAAAGAAAGCCGCGAAGGAAGCCAAAGCGTTGATGGTCGAGAACCGCAAGGAATTGCTTGCGTTCTACGGTGACAGGGAGAACCTGATCGCACAGGCGAAGCGACTCGGCATCAGCGAGGCCGAGGTAAACAAGAACATCCTGAACAACGAAAAGGATACAAAGGCTTACGCAAAGACCGTTACCAAGTTGAGCGAGGCCAGCGAGAAAGAAAGCAAAGCAGCAAAGAAACTCGCGGAAGGCCTCAACGACGTGGCACGCGTGCGAGGTGTCGTCAGTAAGCAGCAGATGAAAGATGTGCGTGCTGGCCTCGCAGCTGGCGAAGGTGCACCACAGCTGCAGGTAGCACGCGAGTTCATGGCGTTGCAGGCCGATCAGTTGCTCGGTGGTCTGCAAGGCTTGGCCTCTGGTCCGATGACAGCTGGCCTCGTGCAAGCCGTAGGCAACGCGTTGCCAGCTGCGTTCGCTGAACTCAAGCGATCCGGGATGTCCACTGTCGATGCCTTGCGAGCCATGGCACCGACGCTGCAGGCGTTCCAAGCAAACGCAGTCGCAGCTGGCCTCGGCAGCACCGAGGGATTCGATACGCTCAATGCGTCGTTGTCGGTGCTGACAGACGAGAAACTCGGACCATTCGTGCAGCGTGCCGATCTCGCGTCACAGTCGCTGGCTGCGCTCGCGAATCTCGGATACGTGAATCAGCAATCGTTCTCTGGTTTCGCAGGCTCGATCACCGAATCGTTCAACGCGTTGAAAGAGGGAGCAGGCGCAGACCAGGCGTTGATGACGTTGCAGGGACCACTGCAGAACGTGTGGCAACTCGCGAAAGATTTCGGTTACGCAACAGACGAGGCCACGGCAGCGTTACTCGAGCAGGCCGAGGCTGCTGGCCTCGTTGGTGACAAGTTCAGGCCTGCAGGCGAGAGGATGGCCGAGGCACTCGATACGGTGGTCGAACGACTCGACGAGTTGATCGGTGTGTTCACTGGCGAACTCGTGACCGAGTCGAGTGCTGGTGCACAGCAGGCTGGTGCAGCGATTCTCGATCAGTTCGCAAAGGTGCAGCCAGTGGTAAAGGTGCGATACGAGTACGAGATGCCAGACGCACCGAGTGTGCCGACAGGCAATGGTGGTGGTACGAACGCAGCACGTACAGCCACGCAGGATGCGGCTGGTGGCGATATCTACATGGACGGTGAACGTGTCGGCTTTATCGTCGGTCGTCACCTCGGCAAGGTGTCGGACTACGCAGGAGCGTGATCCGTGTCGTTCCTGTTCACAGTCAACGGCATCACGCGCAACCAGTTCGTGAGGTATCGCACCTTGCAGATTCGCAAGGACGGTGCCATCGAATCGGCACGGCTTGAACTGCTCGCAGGCGATGCCGATGCACTCAACGTGATCGACGGCGACACGTTGCACATCACGCAGGATGGTGCACTGGAGTTCGGTGGCGAAGTGATCAGCGTGCGTGTGCAACGGTTTGATCGATCACCTCGTGGCTCGACGGTCACAACGGTAGACGCACAGGGATGGCGTTTCGAGGCCGACGACATGGTGATCTCTGCCGAGGTGCCAGCCATGCCGTTGCTCGATCTCGTCGAGTGGATACGTGCCACGTACTTGAGTGCGAAAGGCTGGACGAATAACGGTGCCTTGTCTGGTGGTCCGATGCTGCCAGCACTCACGTTCGTGCGCCAAAGCATCGGCGCAATTTACGACGAGGTGCAGAAACTCACAGGCTGGTTGTGGCGTGTAAACGGTGATCGTGTCTTTTCGTTTCAGTCTGCAGGCTCACTGCGTACGCCAGTCGATCTCACGAGCCTGAGTGGTTCGGTTGTGCTTACTGGCGTGGCCTGGTCGCGACAGCGATTGCGACAGGCCACGCGTGTATTCACCACGACTGGTGGCAGTGGTCGCATTGCATGGACGGATGCGCACACAGGTAACGGCACTGTGCGTGTGTTCCCTCTGTCGGTGATCCCGATGAAAGAGGCACCACCGACCGAGGTGATCGAAGGTGGCACGACGCACGCCATCGGTGGTGGTCGCTGGACGTTCGACGTGAACGAGTCACAAGTGATCGCAGCCACGCCTGTGGCAGCAGCTGCAGCTGTCACCGTGGCGTATGGTGTCGATCTGCCAGTCACCGTGCGCGTGTTCGATCCGAGCACACGCAACGCCGATGGCTCGTGGAACTTCGCCAACGTGATCGATGCGTTGCTGACTGCCAGCGAGCAAACCGATATCGCGCAGGCGATCTCCTGGTCGAATGCTGAACTCTCCACACGCATGGACAATCCACGAGCACTGGAGTGCTCGACGTTTGCGCAAGGTTTCTATCCGTGGCAGCAAGGCCTGTGCTCGTTTCCTGAGCGTGGCATCAATGGCCAGTACCTCGTGCAGTCAACGCTGCTCACTGATGTCGGACGCGTAAACGCCAAGCCACGCATTGATCTGGCGTTGCTGGAGGGAAGCGCAATCGGTCGCGACTGGACACAGTATTTCAAGGAACGATCTGGCAACACTGGTGGTGGTGGCAGCGTGAGCACTGGTGGTGGTGTTCCGCCTGCGAGTGGTGGTGGTGGTGGTGGTGGTGGTGGCCTGCCAGCTGGCACGACGTTTCGACTCGCTGGCGACAACATCACCGTGTACACCATCGACAACACGCGATGGCACGACGCACCACAGCTATCGCCTACGTGGCTCGGTGGTGCTGGTATGGCTGGCCAGTGGACGCTGATGGTTCCTGTGTACCAGCTGACAGCAGGCACCACCGAGATTCGTTTACTCGATCAGACGACACAGCAAGCACTGGCCTTGCTCGCGACAACGGCTGTCGGTGAACGGCTGATCGGACCATGGGATTTCCAGTCGGTGAACTTCGCTGCACCAGCTGACGTGCACGGTGTGCTGCTGCAGTGGCGCACCACGAGTGGCAGTCGGCAGTGTGTGATGGGCCATGCCACGGTGAGGAAGGTTTGACCATGCGATCTGCAATGCGTGTGCTCCTGGTTGTGCTGTGTGCGTGCAGCTGCGTGGCTGTCGTTCATGCACAGGAGGTGGTTGGCACCTCGATGACCGTTGGTCCGAAACCGACCACGCCTGTCGGCAGCACGGTGAGGCTCGACGGATTGGCGACGACTGGTGGCACCTCGGTGGTGTTCACCACGTCGAGTGGAGATCTCGTGCGTCGAGCACTGGCAACTGGTGATGTGCCATCGCAGTTCACACGACGAGACGTGGCCGAGGCCATCGCTGGTGCGTGGACGTTCAACGCTGGTGCCACGTTCAATGCGACCACCACCGTAAATGCTGACGTGGTGATCGGTGGTGCAGCTGGCCGACGCATTCGATCCGATTTCAGTGCAGCCAGTGAATCGAATCGCACTGGCTTTGTGTCGTCGGTGGCGAACGGCATCACGGTGGTGCAAGCCATGCCGAACGGCACGAGCCAGGTATCAGGTTTCGCTGCGTATGGTGGTGCCGATCCAGCGAACGCACCAGTGGCGTTGATGTATCAGGATGGTACTGGCTCACGTATCGTGGCTAACAAGTCAGGATCGTCGATCTACCCATCACTGCACCTTAGTGTGTCTGGTTCGGATGCGTTCTCGATTGCGTCGTCGCACTTTACGCAGTTCGGGCCGGGCGTGCGCAACGTCGAGCCACGCACTGCGCTGTATACGAATCTCGGTTCGTACCTGATGCCTTACGCAACGCTCAACGTCGGCGAACTCAAAGCCTCGACATTCGCTGTCAACGAGACGCAGGTCTATACCGAGGCGAGTTTAAAGGTGGGCCGAGGCTCGACGATCACGAGGCCGACATCAGGCACGGCTGGCGATTGGGATGTCATCTTCACAAAAACGAAGTTCACGCGTTACGCAGATCTTCTGATCATGCGTGGCCTCAATGCCACGACGAATCAACCACAGTATGAGGTGGTGAAAGTGTCTGGTGGTGCGATTGCCGATTGCACTGGCGCGATCCCATTGCCATCGCAGTGCAACGGTGTCGATAACGATGACTATGCCGTGACTGTGCACCGTAACCAGGATGGCTCTGGCTCGAACGTGTGGCCTGCTGGTGCGGCCATCGTGAGCATGGATCGATGGATCGACATATTCAGCGAGGGAAGTGGCCTGCTCTCGTACGGTAACGCTGTGCTGTCGGATAAGCCGGTGCTGTACTGGACGTTTAACGAGACACCACCAGCAGCATCGCCGAACCTTGCAGCTGGCCCACGAGGCTACACCGGACCAAAGACATCAGCAGTGGCACGTGTCGGCACGAACTTTGGTAGCTGTGGCTGGTACGCCTGTGCACGCACTGGCGACATCTACGGCGGATGGTATGGACCGACACCGACTGGTGCGGACGTAAACGATTGGATCGTGCCACCAGTGCGTGTGCAAGAACTGGAAACGACATCCATTGCTTACGCGTGGACAATCGAGTTCATCATTCACACTGGCAACACTGGTGTGCCTGCACAGGATTTCATGCCGGTCATTCGTCGCTGGCAGGCAGGCAACGAAACGGTCGAGGCCAATTTCGTGGTGTATGCATGGGGTGCTGGTGCTGGCAAAACGTCGTATAACGTTTACGCCAATCTCTCTACTGGTGGCTGGCAGTCTGTGTGTGGGCAGAGTCGTGCTGTGCCTGATCAGACATGGGTATACCTGATATTTGCATGGGACAGTTACAACGGCTGTTCTACATACTCCGGTTATTACGATGGCACCACCACGATCTTTCAGCGTGACTATCACCATCCGAGTCAGGCACCTGGTGCGAATACCACAGGCACTGGCCAGCCTCTAGCCATTGTGGGATGGGCGAATGCTGGTGACTCACACGGATTGCACTTTGGTGAACTCGCGATCTATGACTATCAACTCGGTGCTGACGCTGCGCAGGCGCACTGGAACTATCTGCAGGTTCAACGACCGAACACGATCAATGGGCCATCGGTAGTCGGATGGGTCGCCTCTGGCAACGAGTGGTATCAGCAAGAGCCTCGATGGGCGAGTGGCAATCTGATCGGCTTGTACGACTACAAAACCGAGACGTATGGATTCGCAGCTGGCAAGCCAGTTGGCATGTGGGTAAGCGCAGATGAAAGCAACGGCTTTCGCATCATGCAAAACACCACCACGCGCATGCATGCCAATCCTGCCAATAACGATTTCACGATCTACCAGTCAGATGGCAATCGTGGTTTGTGGATGGGTAGTGGCGTGATCGCCCTCGGTGCCACGGCGTCTGGTACGCCTAACATGTTGCTCCGTTCAGATCGTCTGGAGTTCTGCATCTATGGTGGTGCGTGCAACCTGACGATGAACGGCACCACTGGAAACATCACGCTCACTGGTTCTGTGCTGTCGCC